ATCGAATGGCCCCTCACACAATACAAGTGGAGAGGACCAGTTTACAAATAGTTCAAACGGTATAATATTTTTGTTTATAGGTGGATTCTTGTATTTGACTGGGGAGTTCGAGTCAAAGTTACGAGCCACAAAATAGTTTAGTTTAGCTTCGCTGCTATACGATGGTATAACGATCATTTTGTTGTATACACCACCCTCACAATACCCAATATTATATTTAAGTATATCGTGTTTAGAAATACCGCGCTTCTTTAAATAATTTAAAGCATGTCTTCCAATAATATCGTTTTTGGTAAGCTCGGATAGTGGTTTGAATTCTTTAGGTAGTTCTACCTTGCTAGAAGATTCGCTGGTAGTGATTTGTCTTGTAGACCCTACTAATGAACGTAGCTCGTTTATCTTATCTAAAGGAGCATCTATCTTTTTGAATAAACTAAGTAGTTTAGAGCCTCTAGCATCGCAAACCCAACAGTGCCAACTCTGAAAGTGGGTAGCATTCTCGTCAAAATTAACTTCGAGTTTGGGTTTGTGGTGGTTACATAGAGGGCAAATATGTGCTTGATTACCTCGAGCAGTGGGTTTGCCGTGTCCTATAACAGAGTTAACTAAGTTGACTACTAGTTGATTTACCATATTGGGTAAGATACGAACAATATCTTACTCTGCAAAGTCTTTTCTGAAGAACTTACCAAGAATGTTGTCGTTAAAGTATCCGTCTTGCTGTTCTATGACCCCTAACATAAACAAATATTTACATTCGTAGTAAGTTAATAACTTTTTATTAGGAACCAACTGTAAAATCTCACGAGTAAACTCTTTTTGTTTACCTTCTTTTATTAGATCTAAGATAGGTTTAGCTGAACCATAATATGTTTTCCAATCGCTTTCCTTTGAGATTATTTCAGTGATTGATTTTCTACCTCTACCAGTTTGTTCAGCAAGTTGCTTTTTAGTGAGTTTTTTCTTTACGTTATGGTGTAGCGATTTTTTTCCAATGTAGGATTTACCTGAAGGTGAGTGAGTAACTATATAAATAAAACCGTACGTATCTTGAGGGAGATCCTCTAGAGAGAGGACCTCTTTATTTTGATATAACCACATTTTGTTATCGATCTAAATTAATTAGAATTGTTGTATCTGTTGTATCTGAGGTAGGTAATGGTTGAGCTAATTTACCTATTGCTAGAAGATTTTGTGCTTCATCGTATAAGCCTACTGTTGTAACATATGGACTAAAGTAGGAACCGGTTACATTATTGGCTAGAGTTCCATCTCCTCTTTGAGAAAAATAACTTCCACTTATTTCAATAATAGATCCGCTTTGTTGGGCTGATGGGTTTAATGTAGCATTAAATTCACTTTCTCTTATAGTACATTTGTATTGGGTTTCATAGATAGTCATTGATGAAGAAAATGCACAATTAGCATTATCATTTTGGATATCATCTATTAAATCATTAAATGTAGCTCCTATTAAAACTTCATTAGTAAAAATAACCATTCCTTGAGGATATATAACATTACCTACTATATCTCCACTATATATTAAATTACCTTCTCCATCATCTGTAAAATTTCCATAATTTACAAATGAAATGTTTAATGAAGTAGGAACTATATACTCTCCATAAATTTTAGAGGAAATACTAATTACTAAAATATCACTATTAGAAGCCGTAGGAAAATACCTATTAGGTGTTAAAGTACTTTGTAAAAAATTATCGTATAATGGACTTTCTGCTTGACCTATAAAAACATCCCCAGACCCTGAAGGTCCTGCTCCTGGGATTAATATAGGTTGGGCTACATTATCCCCAGTACTAGAAGATAAGAAATTAGAATAATATAATTGCTTAACTGAATTATATATTAAAGATTGGTATTGGGTATTATTAAATCCAGTTTTATTGGACCCACTTACAAATGGGATATTAACTCCATAAAAATAATCTATACCAACATCATCAGTATCCCATAAACTAGAAGAATAAGTAAAACCTTTGTTAACCACAAACGGGTTAACAATTATATCAGAGGCTAAAAATTGTTTCCAAGCACTCATTCATTTAAAAATCAAGCTTTACTCTAATAAGAGCTTCTTTAGTAAAGTCTTTAACTAATGGTCTAGAAAGTTTAGCTACAGCTAATAACTCGTTTGCATCATTATATAAACCTACAGTTGTAATATAAGTTTGTGGGTTATTAATGAATACTGGATAAATTACCTCCCCAGTTGAACCTGAAATAAATGATGGATTAGTTGTATAGTTAAACTCAGCATTTTGTGGTCTAATAAATACGTAATCTGAGGTTATATTTTCTTGAGAGTTTAATTCAAAACTATCTCCGTTTTTAATAGCCGCAAAAATAATTTTATTATTAAGACCATTAGCATTAGCACTTCCTGAAAGGAATCCTAAACTTACACCCCCACTAGCTATAGGTAATTCTAAAGCTTTAGAATTTAAAAGCAAAGTACCTAAATCTGGGAGGAACCAACCATATGATCCTGAAATAGTATAACCTGCTTGGCTCGCTCCTGAAGGAACTCCAGCTGTAGTAGCTGTACCATTTGATCCCGAAATAATTTGATAAACTCGGGTACCATTAATATAGGGCACTACAGATACATCATTGCTATTATCTGTTAAAAATACACTATTACTACCACTAGTTAACTTTAAGTTTAAAGAACCTGGGAATAGTGATTGTTTATAATTAGCTCTTTCAACTGAAACAATATAAAAACTAGATTGAGTTACACTACCAAAAATAAAAGGAGCATTTTCATCTTCTAAAATTAAATTTTTATATTGACCATACAATGTTCTAGAAGGGCTTAAACCTGGTGCAGCTGCATTATAAGCTGTAGATCCTGAACCATATTGGTTAGCAAATCCTAAATAAAACTGAATAGCAGCAGCATCATTAGTAGAGGCTGTTTGATAAGATGCTAATACATAATCACCTTGCGAACTAGCTTCTTGAGCTGAGCTAGTAAAAAAGTTACTCAAATCATACACATTACCTGTCCAACAAGGTGCTGTAATTGAATCCGCAGACACTAAAAAATCTGATGGGGTTAATCTTTTAAACGACATAATTATGCTGAAGTTTTAGTAATAGTTACCGGAATTGTAATACGAGCACCTGAATCTCTACCTACTACTGTTAAAGTAGCTTGTAAAATTGAATTTGAACCAAATAATGTATTTACTGTGGTTGCAGTTAGGTTAATTGTAGTACCAATAACTGTTTTAGATACGTTAGTACCTATTGTTACAGTTGAATTAAGAGCAGTAGCATCTGGAGTATTAATACCTACCCCATTAAAAGCACTAAGTGTTCTAACATCAGAGATAGTAGCAGTGTAACCTGATGATTCATAAGTTGTATTACCACCCAAGTAATTAAGAGTTTGAGGTGTAATAGCAAGTGAAGCACCTTGTTTTAGGGTAATTGCTGCGTATCCTAGGTCAAGTACTGGCATTTTAGAAGTTCCACGAGGTAGTGTAGTTAACACATACTTCATTTCTTGAGTCACTAGTGGAAACGCCTCTAGTAAAGGCATGTTTTCAATTGCTTGACCATAGTATGCTGAGCCCGAAGGGTTGTTTGGATTATATAGTGTATAATCGATCTCGTCGTCCGATAAGGCAAACTGAGTGATACGAAATGTACCATCATTTTTAGCAAGTAACTCTCGGCCCACATCCGTAAGAATAGCGTCTACTGTTACTACCGCGTTATTTAAATATCCCATTGTTTAAATGCTTAGTTTTGTTATAAATATACGAAAGAAAAATTTGAGTGACAAGTTTAAATTATGGTTCAGTGTATCCTGGGAATACATAGTTTGTACCACTAATGTTTATTCTTAACCAAACATCAGGTTCACCTAAAGCATCTGTTGTATTAGCAGTATTAGTAATTAATCTATCAATACCCCCATTCCCAGTAGGTGCCTGAGAGTTAGCAGGGGCGGTTCCTGGGTCATCTACTGTAAGTGTATTAGTCTTTACAGTACCACCTACTGTTAATGTAGTACCTGAAACTGAAAGGAATGATACACTTTGTACTGTTGAAGCACCTACAGTTTGTACTAAATAGTTAGGTTGGTTTGTAAATGTACCTCCACTAATTCCTGAAGTCCCTGAAAACGAGATACCAGAGGTGCCTGCAGCACCTGAAGTTCCACTTGTACCATTTACTCCCGATACTCCATTAGCACCTGAGATACCTGAGGTTGCTGAAGTACCACTTGTACCTGATGTTCCATTCCGTCCTGAGGTTCCACTACCTCCACTTGTACCTGAGGTTTGGTTAACACCTGAAGTACCGGCTGTTGTTCCTGGTACACTTACACCATTTCTACCTGAGGTTCCACTACCACCTTGAGTACCTGAGGTTTGACTAACACCTGAAGTACCTGCAGTAGTACCTGAAACTCCAGAAGTACCATTTTGTCCACTAGTACCCGAAGTTAATGAAGTACCTGAAGTACCTGCTGTAGTTGCGTTTTGACCTGAGGAACCATTTCTACCTGAAGTACCAGATGTTAAAGCAATACCTGAAGTACCAGCAGTTGCTCCTGAAGTACCCGAAGAACCATTTCCACCTGATGTTCCTGAAGTTTGGTTAATACCTGAAGTACCTGCTGTTGTTCCTGGAACATCAACACCATTACGTCCTGAAGTACCATTTCCACCATTTGTACCTGAAGTTTGGCTAACCCCAGAAGTACCTGCTGTTGTTCCTGGAACATCAACACCATTACGTCCTGAAGTACCATTTCCACCATTTGTACCTGAAGTTTGGCTAACCCCAGAAGTACCAGCAGTTGATGCTGAAGTTCCAGAAGTACCATTTGCTCCTGAGTTACCCGAAGTCCGAGTAGATCCTGAAGTACCTGCTGTAGCTCCTGAAGTACCAGATGAACCATTTATACCTCCTGTACCCGAGGTTTGTGTAGCCCCTGAAGTACCAGAGCTACCTCCTGAAGTGCCTGAAGAACCATTTCTCCCACTTACACCAGAGGTACCATCAATACCTGAAGTACCACTTGTTCCTGAAGTTCCTGAAGAATTACTTAAAGCAGAAGCACCAGCAGCACCACTTAAACCTGTTGTTCCTGTTGTACCTGAAGTACCATTTGTACCAGTTGTACCTGATGATCCACTTATACCTGAAGTACCAGATGAAGCACCTGAAGTACCTGATGAACCATTAGCACCTGAAGAACCTGAAGTACGAGTAGATCCTGAAGTACCAGCTGTAGATCCTGAAGTGCCTGAAGAACCATTTATTCCGCTCGTACCAGAAGTTTGAGTAAAACCTGATGTACCTGATGAACCACCTGAAGTGCCTGAAGATCCATTAGCGCCTGAAGTGCCTGAAGTACGTGTTAAACCCGAAGTACCAAAAGTACCAGTTGTACCTGAAGTACCTGCTGAGCCACTTGCACCACTTACACCTGAAGTACCAAATGTACCTGTAGTACC